ATGAAAGGGCAGATCATCGCAACGATCTTTAATGCCATAACAGCGGTATGTAATATCACCACCATGATCCTTTTCTACTGCTGGTATGGCCCCCATTCAAAACGATAAGCGAAAGGAGCGAAAAAGACATGGAGCGTTTGGCTTTTCAAATCCCGGGATTTGAAAACTATCTGCCTGACGAATGCCGGGTCATAGGGATGCTTGGCGACAGCTGCCTGCTGACGAAAGATGATTCCCCAGCCTGCCCCGCCGCCTATTCTGTTTACATCAGGGGCTTTAGCAAGGGTCCTTTTGCACTGGTTGGTCATTACGTGACCCCCGGATCCGCTGTGCATGCCTTTGCCGATGCCTTTATAGATCAGCTGACGATACGGAAGGAGTAAAAATGAAATATCACGGAAGCTTTAAAAAATGAGAATGGAAAAGAGACGGCGCTTCGGGCGGAAACGTCGCGCTCTGCGCAGGAAAACCTGAAACACGGCTATCAGGTTCTGGAGATGTGCGAGCAAAAATACATACGCCTGGACACGGAGTTACAGTGCAAGATCGCTGATTTTAGTAGTTTGATAGTCTGAGAAAAAGAACAGAGGAGGAAAATAAGATGAAGTTTATGAGAAAAAAGGATCAGGAATTGGAAGACTCACTTGAGAAGTCCCGTCAGCTTCAGGTGGAGCTGAACAAGGCGGCGGCAAAGGCTGCGAAAGGATTGGTCTGGCGTCGGTTCGTCCCCGCTGGATCGCCGGAAGATCTGGTGAAGCTCGGCAGCCTGATCGAAAGAAAGGCCCTGGCTTTGGATGATTTGCAGCTGATTTTGCAGGTGCTCGCGCTACCTGTATCGGATGGCAGCTGCCCGGTGGATGGACAGGTCAGAATGGCGTTTACCGACCAGACAACCACCTGCCCATCGTATGTAGGCGGCAGATGCATCGGTGTGCCGCCTGTCCATCCGCCGTATACATCAAGACCGGTATGCCCCAAAACGGTTTCGGAGGAGATAGACGGATGTATCAAAAGGTAATCATGATGGGCAGACTGGCGGCGGATCCAGAGCTTCGACAGACGCCCAGCGGGGTCAGTGTTGCGACCTTCGCGATTGCAGTGGACCGCCAGTATGCGGACAAGGATGGCAAGCGCCAGGCGGACTTTTTTGACATCGTCGCCTGGCGGGAACTCGGGGAGTTTGTCGCCAAGTATTTCTGCAAGGGCAAGCCGTGCCTGGTGGACGGCCGGATTGAAACCCGCACCTATACAGACAAGAACGGGATCAAGCGAAAACTCTACGAGGTGATTGCCCAGAGCGTCCGGTTCTGCGGGGACGGCAGTAAGACAGACAAAGGACTTCCGGAGGCACCACCAGCGCCCAAGCAGACAGAGCAGGAAGACTTCACCGAGATGGATCCAGGCGACGATCTTCCGTTTTAGAGGTGGCAGCATGAGAGTGATTGACATTATCAACCTGAAGGGCGGGGTCGCCAAGACAATCAGCGCGATCAATATCGCCCATGTGCTGGCTGCGGTCCACCATCAGCGCGTCCTGATGATCGACAACGACAAGCAGGGCAACACGACCAAGTTCTGGGGGCTGCACAGCTATGACCGGCCCGGCATCGCCGAGCTGCTCACCCAACCCGGGCTGGACGTCCGACAGGTGATCCAGCCGACCGGGATTGCGGGGATCGACCTGATCCCCGCAAACATGTCCCTGCTTTCGGCGAACAGCTCGCTGCTCATCAACATGAGCCGGGGCCGGGACTACCGGCTCCGGCGGGCGCTCGACCCGGTGCGGGATGCATACGACTTCTGTGTCATCGACAATGCCCCTGACATCAATGTGGGCGTCATCAATGCGCTTATGGCCGCAGACGATGTGCTCGTACCGGTCAAGATCGACCAGTTCGCGTTCGATGGTCTCGCGGAGCTGATCGAGCAGGTGGATGAGATCCGGGAGAGTAACTCCAGCCTGCGGTTTGCGGGCTGTTTTTTTACCATGTACCAGCGCAACAAGGCCAACCGGCGCGGAGACGATTGGCTGCACGACGCCGGGGATTATCCCATCTTCAAAACCCGCATCCGCAGCACCGTGAAGGTCACCGAAACGACCTACGAGGGCAAACCACTGCTGGTCCATGCACCCCGCAGCACAGCGGCGCAGGACTATGTCGCGCTGGTGGCGGAGTATCTGGCGCAGGCAAAGGAGGGAAGCAGCGCCCAATAAACAGGAAAATACATAAAGGGGGACTGATGAAAAGTGCGTGAGACTCTACGGCAAGCCCGACGGGACAAAGGCATGACCCAACAGGACATGGCGGATGAGCTGGGAATCACTCTGCGACACTATCAAAAAATTGAATATGCAAATCTTAAGGGCTCTTTTGAGGTTTGGGACGCCTTGGAGGACCTTCTGGGGGTACATCAACGGATACTCCGAGAGAACACAAGTAATCATCTCGACCGAGAAGAAAATCCGTAGGGACATCAAAAAAATCTGCCATTTCCACAAGTAGAGATAGATTCGGTTCTCGTTCGCCCCCTTCATATTTTTGAATCGCGCGCAAAGAAAGCCCTAGCGCGTCAGCAGTTTTCTGGAGCGTATAACCACGGAAAATGCGTGCTGAACGAAGCCGGTCGTTGAACATTTTATATTCCTCCTGTCAAAATCCCTTGACATACACCCATATTGTACGTTATACTGATTTCAAAATATACGCCCGAAATGGGTATAAAAGGAGACGTATAAAATGACACTCAAAGAGCGCAGCAAATTATATTTTAGAGGCGACAAAGCGTCTATTCTGAACATGCCGTTTTGCATCAACTGCGAGCGCTTTTGCCAGCATTACGTAAAAGACCCCATATTTGTTACAGGAGAGGCAGCGCTTGATGGCGGACACTGTACGTTTTTCCGGAAACGCCGCAGATATTACTTTGCATATGACACCTGCGAACATTTCCAACAGCGGGCGAAAGGACGAGATGCCGATGGAACCGGAAAACGAAGTGAAGAACAGTGGAATGTCTACTACATAACAACATTTCAAAATCTAGTCGTCCAGGAGGGAACAGATGGGGAAGTTTAACGTCCGGGAACTTATGGTCCCAAAGGGACCCAACACAGAAACAGCAGACAGGCCGCGCACGGTGGAGCAGATCGCGGTGGAGATCAATTTCTATAAGGCACAGACGGTCCAGAACATTATCGAGATCGGCAGGCGGCTCATCGAAGCCAAAGAACGCCTGCCGCATGGGGCGTGGGCGGACTGGCTAAAAGATGCAGTTGAATTCAGCCAACAGACAGCAACGAATTTTATGAATATTGCAAAACAGTATGGAAATTCCCAACCGGTTGGGAATTTGAGTTACACAAAACTAATCGCTTTACTACAGGTCCCGGAAGAGGATCGGGAAGCATTTTTGGCGGAAAGCCATCTGGTCAACGGGGTGCCGAAAACGGTGGCGGAGATGTCTAAACGCGAGCTGGAGCAGGCGATCCGCGAGCGGGACCAGGCCCGCAAGGAGGCCGCAGAGCAGAAAGCCCGCGCCAAACGGGAGTATGACAACTACATGAACGCACTTGTCGCGAAAGAAAAAGCAGATGAACGTCTGAAAATTGCTGAGGGAGAAGCCGCGGCACAGAGAAAGCGTGCGGAGCGGGCGCAGCGCTGTGTGGATGACCTGCAAGGGCAGGTCATAGAGCTTCAGCACCGCCCGGTTGAGGTTGCGGTGGCAGAAGTCAGCGAGGAGCAGATCGAGGAGATCCGGCAGCAGGAGAAGGCAAAGGCCGAGCAGAAATACTGCGGCCAGATCGCCGCCGAACGCCAGCGGGCGGAAGCCGCGGAACAGAAGCTCAGGCAGCAGCCAGCCCGATCGGAGGCGGTCTATACTGCGGAGGAGGCAGACGACGCCCGGGAACGGTTTGTGGGGGCGCTCTGGTCGGGCTTTGAACAGTTCACCGCGCTCCTCAGCCGCACAGAAGGAACGCTGGCGTTGAGCGCGCTCAATGAGGCGGCGGAAGAGATAGACGAAATCCGGCAGGAAATCCGGCTGATGACCAACCAGCTGATCGGGCATCAGGAGATAGATCTGCCGCCAGATCTGTAAACAGGAGGTTAAAGAGATGAAAGCAACAGGCATTGTGCGCAAACTGGATGAACTGGGACGATTGGTAATCCCGAAGGGAATCAGGGATACATATGGCTGGGAAAATGGCGCGTCCATTGAAATCTGGCTGGATGAGCAGGGAAATGTAGTCCTGCGCAAATACCGGCCGCAATGCCGCAACCCGGTTGAGGAATTATTGGAGGAGGCGAAAGCCGCTCTTCCTGCGTTAGACGGAGCGGCCCGGATGCATCTGGAGCAGGCGATCGTGGAGCTTTCGGCCGCGGCCCGCCATGTATGAGTACATACCGGAGGAGCTGAAGCAGCTCTCCCAGTGGGTCTGCCACAAGTATCCCAGCAAGATCCCCTTGTGTGCGTGTCCGGATGCAGGCGGCATCCTGCATCCGGCGAGCTGCAACAAACCGGCCACCTGGTCCAGCTTTGGACAAGCGGTCAGGGCGGTGAAGGAACACGGCGCGACCGGCATCGGCATCCAGTTTGCAAACGGAATCTGCGGCATCGACATCGACGACTGCGTGGACGGCGGGGAGCTGACCGCATTCGCGTGGGAGATCGTCGAGACAATGCGCAGCTATACCGAGGTTTCCCCCTCCGGTACGGGCATCCATATCCTCTGCAAGGGGCGGCTGCCTGCCCGGGAGGGCAGGCGGGACAGCTCGCTCGGTCTCGAGATGTACGATACCGGGCGGTATTTTACGGTAACCGGATCTGCGTACCTCGACCCGTCCGGCAGGCCGTACCCGCTCCGGGACTGCACCAAGGAGCTGGATGAAATCCACCAGAAATATCTGACGCCCGAGCCGGTCGAGCAGACCAGGCTGGACGCGCCAAAGCCTGGCGCAACAAGGACGCCGGATTCCCGTCAGGCGGTGCGCAGCCTTTCGGATCAGGAGATTCTTGAGATTGCATTTCGGAACAAGGACACCGGGGAGGACATCCGGCGGCTTTACGCGGGGGACTGGAGCAGCCTGCCGCAGCTTTCGGGCAAGAGCCAGAGCGAGGCGGACCTGTTACTCTGTGGGCATCTAGCGTTCTGGTTTGACCGGGACAGTGCACGGATGGACGCGGTGTTCCGCGCTTCGGGGCTGTACCGCAAGAAGTGGGACGAGAAACGGGGCGCGCAGACCTACGGCCAGAAGACGATTGCCGCGGCGGTCAAGGGTACGACACGGACGTTTGTCCCGTATGACCGGCCCAGAGGCGGCGGGAAGCCGCTTCCGGAACCGCCTCCGGAATCTCCTTCCCGAAGGCGGGAGCCGCCTTCGGAGGGCGCACAGCCCTCTCAACCGGCACAGGTAAGGCCGGACCCGGAGCGGTATACGCTGGACGACACCGGCAACGCCTACCGGTTCCGGGACGCCTTCTGGCGGGACCTCAGATACGACCATGTCAACGGCCGTTGGATGTACTGGACCGGCAAACAGTGGGCGGTGGATGAAACAGGGGAGGTCAAGCGGCGGGCGAATACGCTGCTTGAGCGGATGGAAGAGGAGGCACGCTCGCTCTATGACGACGGGGGCCTGCTCAAGCATGTCCGCAAGACCCGCAGCAGCAAGTATAAAGAGGCGATGATCCGGGAGGCGCAGCCGCTGGAGGGGATACCTGTGCTGCCGGGCGAGCTGGACCTGTATCAGGCGCTGCTGAACATACAGAACGGGGTGCTCAACCTCAAGACCGGCGAGCTGCTGCCGCACAAGCGGGAGTATATGCTCTCGATGATCGCGGCGGTGGAGTATGACCCGGCGGCGGAATGCCCCCGCTGGATGCAGTTCCTGGACGAGATCACCTGTGGGGACGTGGACCTCGCGCTCTACCTCCAGCGGATGGTGGGCTACTGCCTGACCGCCTCAACCCGGGAACAATGCATCTTTTTCCTGTGGGGTTCGGGCGGCAACGGCAAGAGCAGGTTTGTCGAGGCGGTCACCTCGCTGCTGGGGGACTACACCAAAAACAGCCCGCCCGAAGCGATCATCGTCAAGGACCGCAGCAGCCCGAACACCTCTACAGCCGAGCTGGCGCGGATGAAAAGCGTGCGCCTGCTGACCACCTCAGAGCCGGACGGAGGCTGCCGCCTGGCAGAGGGGATGGTCAAACGGATCACGGGTGAGGATGTGGTGACCGCGCGGCTGCTCTATAAGGCGTCGTTCGACTATAAACCGGAATTCAAGGTGGTGATGAGCACTAACGCCAAGCCGGTGATTACCGGCAGCGACCAGGGGATCTGGCGCAGGGTGCGGCTGATCCCGTTCACCGCGCAGTTCCCGCCGGAAAAGCAGGACCGGGACCTCGGGGACCGGCTGGCCGCGGAGCGGCCGGGCATCTTCCGCTGGGCGGTACAGGGGGCAATCGACTGGTACCGGTACGGGATGCCGCGGTGCCTGCGGGTGGATAATGCCAACGAGGACTACCGCAACGAGATGGACCGGGTCAAGGAGTTTATAGACGACTGTCTGGTGCGCACACAGGGGAGTGCGCTGCCGAGCCACCGCATCTACGCGGTCTACCGGGCGTGGGCGGAAGAGAATGGGGAGCGGTATCCGCTGGGACAGAAGAAGTTTTCGACCGAGCTGGTGGACAACCATCGGTTTTTTCGGCGAAAAACCATGCGCTTTTCGGAGTTTCTGGATGTGGAGTTTTCCGCGATTGGGCGCGAATACCTCGCGATGGCCCCGCAATCCCCCACCGGCTAATGGCGGATATGGTGGATTGCAGGCGTTTGCGTAAACTTTCCCCTATGTTTCCTTAGGGAACTTCTTAGCATTGACTCCATATCTACCATATGTACCATCCAAGGATACACCATATCTATTATTTATCTTTTATATTTATTTTTAAAAAAGGGAAAAAGGAGAAAAGAATGAACAGAAAAGAGAAGCAGCGCCGGGCGCAGAGGTATCTGCTCGCGCTGGCAAGGCTCGAACGGAAATGCGAGGAGGCGGCGCGCTGGGAGTCGATCGCCGAGGGGAGCGATCCGGGCGGGAAAAACCAGGTCAAGGTGGCCGCGCTGCATATCCGCGCCGAGTGCGAGGAGCTGACCCGTCAGGTGCAGGAGCTTCGGGGGGATCTGATGCGGGCCATAGGCGGGATGAACAACGAGAAATACAGAGAGGTGCTCGAAGCGCTCTATCTGACAGGGGATTCGGTTGCGGACTTTTGCAGGCAGAAGGGGTGGTCCAAGCGATATACGCTGCAACTCAAAGCCCGGGCATTGGATGCGCTTGACCTGTAAGCCGAAAATTTTTTAATTAGTTCACCTTTTATGTAGTTTTTCTTACAAAAGTTCACCTTGAAAAGGGCACCATTCTTGACGTATAATAAACCTGTAGAGATGTACCCGAAAGGGTGCGTCTCTTTTTTGTACGCAAATCAAATCCCCGGTACAAAATCAAGCGGGGCAATGCGCTGCCGGAAGCGGCTCGACAGCGTCCACGCAGAGGCGGCTGGGCGGCCCTGCATGGCAGGGCTTTTGATCCGGGCTTCGCAGTCTGCGTGGCCCGCCGGGCAAAGGTACTCCTGACGGGGCGGCTTGTGCGCGGGTCCGTTGAGCGCGAAAAAAAGCTCCGTAAAACCCGAAAAATCCGGTTTGATCTTTTGATTTTCCAATCCTGCCCAGATCGTCAGAAATCTTGTGCAGGTTGCCGGAAGCCGGACAGAACGCCGCGGGGTTGTGCAGAATGACGGGATTTCCGGGCAGCCGGAGCAGGATGCCGGAAAAATCCTGTCAAAATGACGAAGCAGAGGGAGGGGGCTATGACGGAGAAAGCGGAGCTGTATTTCGAGGACGGAACGGTGGTGCTCTGCACCCGCCTGACCGCCGCATACTTCGGGGTGACCACCGCGACCCTGAGCAACTGGACGCGCAGCGGATGCCCGCAGCTCAGACGCGGGTACTACGACCTCAAGGCAGTGCTTGACTGGCGGGCCAAGCGGGAGGAGCGTCCGGAGATGCCGTCCGACCCGGAGCAGATGAGCGCGGGGGAGCTGCGGCTGCACTACGACGCCCAGCTCAAACAGGCGCAGTTTGAGGCCCGGCAGTTCCAGAACCGGCTGGCCGCGGGGGAATACCTCCCTCGTGTGCAGGTGGTGCGGGACCTCTCCCGGTTCCTGCTGGTCTTAAAAACGGCGGTCACCGGGCTGGGCCGGGAACTGGGGCTGCTGGTGTCGCCCTATGTGGACGGCGACACCGCCCGGCGGCTGAACCATAGGATCGACGAACAAATCCGGGAGGGGCTCGAGCAGATCGCGGTGGGCGGGATCGCGCGGGAGGAGCTGGATTCGGATGGCGGATAACCGGTACAGCCCGCCTGATTGGATCCGGGAAGCGCTTGAAGCGCTGCGCCCGCCCCGGCGGGAGCGGGTCAGCGAATGGGCGGACCGCTGCCGCATCCTCGGCGAGGGGCAGTCGAGCAAGCCCGGCCGGTGGCGCACCTCCTACACCCCCTATCTGCGGGAGCTCATGGACGCGTTCAACGACCCGGAGGTGGAGGAGATTTCATTCGTGAAGTGCACACAGGTCGGCGGCACCGAGGCGGAACTCAACATGATCGGGGCCGCGCTCTGCAACGATCCCGCCCCCATCCTGATGGTGCTGCCGCAGAAGGAGCTGGCGCAGCTGGTGTCAGAACGGAGAATCCAGCCGATGATCCGGGCCTGTCCGGAGCTGGCGCGGCAGTATCTGGAGGGGAGTAAGTGGGACGACCTGGGGTTCCGCAGCGGTGTGTCGATCGGGATCGTGGGCGCGAACTCCCCGAGCGATCTGGCGAGCCGCGCGGTCCGGTACCTGTTTCTGGATGAGGAAGATAAGTTCCCGGCGCGGTCCGGGAAGGAATCGGCTCCGGCGGCGCTGGCCAGGGAGCGGCTCAAGACCTATCCGGGCAGCAAAAAGATGGTGCGCATGTCCACACCGGTCTTTGAGGATGGCCCGACCTGGCAGGCATGGCTGAAGGCGGACACCCGGATGGAATGCTTCGTGACCTGCCCGCACTGCCACGCCGAATGGACCTACAAGTTCGGACGGCTCAAGTGGCCGGAGGGCGCTACTGCGGACCAGGCACTGACCCAGGCGGTCTACCTCTGCGAGGAATGCGATGCGGTCATCAGTGAAGCCGACCGGGCGGAGATGCTCCAAAGCTGCCGGTGGAAGGCGGTCGATACTAACGGGAGCCGCCGCAGGATCGCGTTCCGGCTCAACGTATTCTATTCGCCGTGGGTGCGGCTGGGGGAGATCGCGGCCAACTGGATCGAGAGCGAAAGCGCGCCCGAGCTGCGTCAGAATTTTATCAACTCCTGGCTGGCCGAGCCGTACAAGGAGATCGACCGGCAGATGGACGCCGAAACCCTGCTCGAAACGCGGCAGGGGCAGTACCCGGCAGGGAGGGTTCCGCCCGATACGGTCATGCTGACCGGCGGGGTGGATGTGCAGAAGCGGTGCCTCTATTGGACGGTGCGGGCGTGGCGGGTCAACATGACCAGCTTCAACGTGGCGCATGGGCAGGCGTTCTCCTGGGGCGAGCTGGAACGGGTCATGAACGCCTGGTACGAGGATGCGCAGGGCGGGAAGTATCAGGTGAACCTGTGTCTGGTGGACGCGGGATACGAGACCGACACGGTGTTCGACTTCTGCGCGGTCAACAGCAGCTGGGCGGTGGCGAGCCGCGGGTCGTCCTCCCGGATGCAGAGCAAATACCGGGCGGGCCGGATTGAGCGCAACGGGATGGCGGACGGCCAGCTGATGCTCTGGGTGGACACCGACTTCTACAAAGACATGATCTTTTCCCGGCTGTTCCGGGAGGTGGAGAATGGAGGCTGGTTCCTGCACGACGGGTGCGACCCGGAATACGCCGAGCAGATCACCGCGGAACACAAGGTGATCGAGCGCAGACGGGGACATCTGGTCAGCCGGTGGGAACAGAAGATCACGGGCGGGGACAACCACTACCTGGACTGCGAGGTCTACGCGGCCTGTGCGGCGGACGTCTATGGGCTGCGCACCATCTACAGCAGGCAGGCACAGGCGGAACAGCCTTCGCCGCAGCCGGAAAGCCGTCCGGAGCGGCCGCGCAGGCATGGAAAATCATTTAGACGGAGGGGATCGGTATGAGTGAACTGTCGGAACTCAAGGAGCGGCGCGCGGCCCTGCTGAAAGCGATCAACCGGATTGAAAACGGGGCGCAGGAATACCGGCTGGGGTCGCGCTCGCTCAAATATGCGGACCTTGGGACGCTGTATGCGCAATACGAGCAGCTTACCGGCCGGATCAGCCGGATGGAACGTCCGGCATATACGGTGGCGGTGCTGGGACGGAGGCGGGGCGGATGAAACAGAAGATGAGCCTGCTCAACCGGATGCTGCTGCCGATCGCGCCGAGGCTCGCCTGTGAGCGGGAGGCATGGCGGCGGCACGCACAGCGGAACTTCTACGCGGCAGCCGACCGCAGCCCCCGCAGCGCGGGGATGGCGCAGTCAAACACGACCGGGGAACAGGCCAACCAGGGGGCGCGGGAGATCATCCGGGCGCGCGCGCGGGACCTCGAGCGCAACTCGGACGTCATGAACAGCCTGCTGCTCGCGTTCGAGCGAAACGTGATCGGGAGTGGGATCGTCTTACAGGCGAAAATCCGAAGCGCGGACGGTACGGAGGAGGAAGCGCTCAACAGCCGGATCGAGCGGCTGTGGCGCAGGTGGTGCAGGCCGGGCAGCTGCGAGGTTTCCGGCCGGTTCGGGTTCCGGGAGGTGCTGGCGCTCTGCCTGCGGAGACGGCTGGTGGACGGCGGGATCCTGGTTGTCCGGTCCTACTTTGAGGGCCGGTACCAGCTCCAGCTGCTCGAGGTGGATGACCTGGACACGACGGTACAGGGGCATGAGGGCCGCCGGGTGATCGGCGGGATCGAGGTGGACGACTACCGGCGGGCGCTGGCCTACCACATCCGGGTGTATGACGCGTGGGGGTTCCCGGTCGAAACCCGCCGCATCCCCGCGGACCGGGTGAGCTATCTGTCCTGCCTGACCCGCACCAGCCAGATCCGGGAGATCTCCCCGGCCGCACCGTCGGTAGGGCGGGTGGACGACCTCAACGAGCTGCTGGACGCGGCGGAGGAGAAGGAGCGGGTGCAATGCCATTTTTCGATGGCAATCAAGAAAACAGAGGGAACGCTCAGCGGCGGCCTGGCCGGATTGGGCAGGGGCTTCGGGCAGGCGCAGCGGGAAGGGGACCGGGAACCGCCGGCCGAGCTGCTGGAGCAGGGGATGGTGGTCTATCTGAACCCGGGGGAGGAGGTCCAGCCGATCTCGCAGGCAGGCACCAGCTCGACGGTCGACCCGCTGGTGCGCACCGCCCAGCGGCTGGCAGGCAGCAGCGTGGGGCTGAGCTACGAGGTGGCGTCGCGGGATATGTCGCAGGTGACCTACTCGTCCGCGCGGCAGGGGCTGCTGGAGGACCAGAAAACCTACAGGGGCCTGCAAACCTGGCTGATCGACCATCTGTGCGAGACGGTCTATGAGGAATGGCTCGACTGGATGGTGCTGAGCGGCCGGCTGGAGCTGCCGGGATACGAACGGGACGCGGAGCGGTATCAGGAGCATGTGTGGCTGTGCAGCGGCTGGGACTGGATCGACCCGCTCAAGGAGGCGAACGCCAACCGGATCGCGCTCGAGACCGGACAGACCACTATGCAGGCGCTCTGCGCGGCCCGCGGGACCGACTGGAAGGAGGTCGCGGAGCAGCGGGCACAGGAACGAGCATATCTGGAGCAGCTGGGGCTGCTCGACAATGGAGGGATGAAGGATGGCAAAAAAGATGGACAGCCCGCCCGGGGCGGGACAGCTGGCGCACCGGAGCGCACAGCTGGAATGCCGGGCGGTCGAGGGGCAGTCCGCACAGTTTGAGATCTCGATTTCAAGCGAGACGCCCGCGGCCCGGTGGTACGGCAGGGAGATCCTCTCGCACGATGCGGGCGCGGTCGACCTGTCGCTTTTAAACCGGGGCGGTGCGCTGCTCTTCGCGCATGGTCGGGACGTCAACTATGGGCTGGTGCCGGTCGGGAGGATCGTGCGGGCGTGGCTGGATGAAGAGAAACGGCAGTGCCGGGCGGTGATCGAGATGGACGAGGACGACCCGGACAGCGCCCGGCTCAAAAGCAAGCTGGAAAAGGGGATGTTAAGCGGGGTGTCGATCGGGTACCGGCTGCTGACCCCGTACCAGCAGCTGAAGGCGGGCGATACCAGCGCAAACGGACGGTTTACGGGGCCCGCGTATGTCGCGACCCGGTGGCAGCCGCATGAGATCAGTCTGGAACCGGTCCCCGCCGATCCGACGGTCGGTGTGGGCAGAACAATGGAGGAGGCATGTGAAATGGCATTGAAAGAGAAGCAGGAGGGAACAACCCCGGCGGAGGTTCCGCCCAAGGAAGGGCAGCGGACACAGGAGCCGGTACCGGCAACGATGCCGCCCATGCAGGATGACGGGGCGCTGACACGGGCAGTGCAGGCGGAGCGGGAACGCACAACCCAGATTGACGCGCTCTGCGCCCGGTTCGGGGTCGACGACAAGACCCGGTCGCAGTACCTGTCCGAGGGGCAGACGGTGGATCAGGTGCGGGCGGCGATCCTCGAGCGGCTGTCGGCTGAGCGCACCCCAGTGGCAGGCGGGATCGGGCGCGAGACCGGCGTTACGGTGGATGAGCTGGACAAGGTGCGGGCGGCGGCAGCGGACGGCCTGCTGATCCGGGCAGGGTACGCACCGGAAAAACCCGCGGATGGCGCGGGGGAATTCGCGGGGATGTCGTTCTCGCGGATCGCGGTGGAATGCCTCTCCCGGTCGGGGGTGGAAGACGCCAACCGGATGAGCGCGGAGCAGCTGTTCCGCCGGTCGATGACGCCGGACAGCGCGTTTGTGTCGATCCTGTCCAACGTGGCCAACCGGATCGTGCTGGGCAGCCGGGATACCGTCCCGACCACCTTCCAGCTCTGGACCAGCAAGGCGAGCGCGTCCGACTTCAAGCCGACCGAATTCTACGAGATCGGCGAGGCGGGCGAGCTGCTCGAGGTGCCGCAGAACGGGGAGCTCAAGGAGGCGCGGCTGTCGGATGCAGCGGTTGCAACCCGCCGCCTGCTGACCTTCGGGCGGAAGATCACCTTTACCCGTCAGCTGTTCATCAACGACGACATCGGGCTGGTGTCGCGGACGCTGACCCGGTTCTCGCTGGCGGCACAGCGGGGGATCAATACGGCGGTGTACGACCTGCTGAAACAGAACCCGGTCATGTACGACGGGAACCGGCTGTTCAGCGCGGCGCACCGGAATCTGGGGACCGGCGCAGCGCCCTCGACCGCGACGTTCGCCGAGGCGCGTAAAAAGATGCGCACCCAGCGGGACCTCAGCGACAACGCCTACCTGAACATTTCGCCCGCGTACATCCTTTCGAGCGCGGCGGACGAAACCGAGGTTGAAAAGCTGCTGACCTCGCTGGCCGACCCGGGGAGCGGCAATTCGGGGGTGGCCAACGTGTTCCGCAACCGGATGCGGCTGATAGTGGACGCCGAGCTGGACGTGGACAGCGGCGCGCAGCCCTACTATTTCGCAGCCGACCCGCGCATGGCGGACACGATCGAGGTCTGTTACCTGAACGGGAGCGAGATGCCGATCGTCGAGAGCCGGATGGCGTTTGATGAACTGGGCGTGCAGTACCGGGTCTATATCGACCGGGGGGTCACGCTGCTGGGCTACCGGGGCCTGTTCAAGAACCCGGGCAAGGCATAAGGAGGGATTCGGATGGCGGAATTTGTACAGAAGGGCGAGAGCTTAAACTACCGCAACGAGGGCAGCGAGCTGATCCGATACGGGGAAGTCGTGGTGCTCGAAGAGCGGATCGGGGTGGCGGGCATCGACATCCCGGCGGGAAGCCTTGGTACGGTCGGGGTGAGCGGGGTCTATGAGATGCCCGCGGAGACCGGGACCGCGTTCCAGATGGGGCAGACACTCTGGTGGGATGCGGAAAACAAACGGCTCACCGCGACGAAGGCGGCAAGCGGGGCAATCCTCGCGGGATATGCGGCAGAGGCGAAGGCTGCGGAATCCGCGGCCGCGCTCTGCAAGCTGTGAGGGGGCGGCAGGATGATCCGGTTGTTTTGTCCATTGACGCATAACGGATACCTGATCCCGGCGGGAAAGACCGTCCGTCTGCCCAAGGAGCTGGAAGAGAAGATTGTGGCCGCGGGCAACGGAAAACGGGTAGCCGCGATGGATGTGAGCGAGGGCTGGCTCGAGCAAACCGAACCGAAACAGGCGCCAGAGCAGAAACCCGGAGAGGAGGCCGAACCGGAGAAAGCGCCGGACCAGCTTTCCGGCGTGCAGGAGCTGCCGGTCGGCCGCAAGGGAAGGAAGTGAGCAGGTGCCAACATTCAAAGAACAGATGCGGGAGGACATGAGCCTGTTCCTGAATCTGGAGGAGTTCGCGGAGCTGCGCACCGTCCGGTATGACGGGGAGACCTACCAGGATATTCCCGTTGTACTGGAGGGGCCGGTAAACGAGGAGAGGGAACAGCTCCGGGACGACCATGTCCAGGGGCTGCACCGGGTCAGCGCGGTCCTCCACTGCGCCGAGAGTGACCTGGGCGGCAAGCTCCCAAGGCAGGGCTGCCCCTTGCAGATCAACAACTGCGAGGGTGGCGGCGGCTACTTCCGGCGCTATTACATTGCAGCAGCGGCCCGTGAAATGGGGATGCTGCGCATCGAACTGGAGGCGATCCAGGATTGAGGTTTGATAACATCAGCAGAGAAGCGCGCAGGCCTGCGGGCCGGGGGACCTGGGAAGGACCGGCGAGCGCGGACATTGACGTAACGGTCACAGCCGGACAGGATGCGCTGGATCGGGCGGCGGGGCTGCTGGCCGGTATTGAGGGCGGACTTGAAAAAGCAATGAAAAGGGCCCTGTCCAGAACAACCTCCTATCTGCGAACAGAGAGCACCCGAGCGATCCGGGAGCGGTACGCAATCTCCGCGGCAGGCATCCGGGCCAACGAGAACGTCTCAGTCCGGTACAGTTACCAGAACGGGGTACAGGTATATATCACCTTCGCCGGGTACCGGATTCCCCTGCACCGGTTCGACGGGTCCGGTCCGCTCAACCCTGCCTACGATACCAGCCGCCGGATTCCTGTGATGTTTGGCCCGGACAAGTGGCGGCTGCTGTATCCCGGCAGTCCCGCCTATGGACATGTCCTGAAAGGGACATCCGCCAAATCCTTCCCGAATGCGTTCGCCGCGCGGATGAAAAGCGGGCATGTCGGCATCTTTGAGCGGACCGGCGGCATGACCTCCCACGACAAGGATGAGATCGAGGAGTTGTTTGGGCCTTCGGTCGCCCAGATGCTGGACAGCCCGGAGGTTTCGGAGAGGCTGACGGCAGGAGCGGAGCAGGTGTTTGAAAAGCAGCTGGACCATGAAATCATGGCGCTTATGAATGGATGGGGATGGTGACAGAATGACAAGGATTCTTTTACTCGAACAGCTGAAAGCCTTCACGCTTGAGGCCACAAAAAATATCATTTTGCCGGTGCAGATGCAGGAAGAGGACACCGAACCGCCCGCGCCCCGGCCCGTCAAGGTGTTCCTGACCCGCCTGCCGGACAGCATATCCTACATGCGGGACGCCCCCTACATCCTGCACCAGGTGGTTACCTGCAAGGATGTGCACCAGCCCGGCAGGCCATGGCCGGATTCCTCCGCTGTCGTCCGCTCGGTGTTCTGCGTATACCATCCGGACGAACAGGAGGGCGGATTGGCCCTGCTGAACCTGATGGAGCGGCTGCGTATCGCCCTGATGCAGCAGGTGGTGATCGGCAAGCAGTTCACCCTGGATTTGCAGGAAGGGCTGGAAAGCCTGATCTATCCAGAGAACTCTGCCCCGTTCTATGCGGGGGAGATGATCTCCCAGTGGAAATTAAAGTCGGTGGAAAGGAAGTTGACGCAATGGCAAGAAAGATAACGGCCCGGCCCAGGCCGGATGACGGCGGGTTCTACTGCTACATCGGCCCCAACCTTGCGGGCCTGATCCAGAGCGGGACGATCTACATGGGTACGAAAGAGGAAGCGCTCGCCGCAGCGGCCCGCGCGATTGAAAAACAGCCGCTGGTGAAAACCCTGATTGTCTCGGGCGCGGCCCTGCCGGAGGCCCGGCTCAAGGTCAAAAAGCCCGGGAACGCCCTATATGTAAACTATCAGAAGGTTGCAGCCGGAAGGGAGGGGAACTAAATGGCCAATCTCGGAGTGCACGTGTACGAACAGGCGACCTCGCTCAGCACGCCGGTCGTGGCGGATGCCGGGATCCCGTATGTGGTGGGCGTCGCCCCATCCCACGCGGCATCCAGCCCGGGCAAAGCGTATACGCCGGTCCTTTGCACAAGCTGGGCAGAAGCGGTGGAAAAGCTGGGCTTCTCCTACGACTGGGAAACCTACACCCTCTGCGAATTCATGTACAGCCATTTTCAGCTGTTCGGTTGTCAGCCGGTGCTCTTCTGCAACGTTTTTGATCCCGCCGCCATGCAGAAGACGGGAGAAGGCAAGGACTATGCGGTATCGGAGCACAGGATTTCCATCCCGTTCGGATTTATCCATGACGAAAAATTGATCGTGACCTGTGTCAAGAAAACTGGTTCGGATGAAGCTGTTACGACAGACGATCTGCTGGTGGAGGATGAGGACTACAGCGTTCTGTACGATGCGGACGAAAACGCCTGCATCATCGAGCTGCTGCCCTCCGGCGATTACTACCAGACCGCAGAGCTGCTCCATGTCGAGGGGCAGGTCGTGGAGTTTGGCCAGATCGACGAAAAGGACATCATCCGGGGGCTGGGCGTGATCGACGAATGTATGACCGTCGTGGGAGTGATCCCCGACCTGATCTGCACGCCCGGATATTCGCACCTGTCCACCGTCGCGGCAGTCATGGCGACCAAGGCTGCGGGGATCAACGGCCTGTTCCGCGGCAAGGCGCTCATCGACATCGACTCCGGCCCGGACGGCTGTACCGAATATTCCAGCCTGACCCTGCACAAGAACAAAAACAACTTTATTGACGAGAACCAGATCGTCTGCTGGCCCATGGTCAAGCTGGGGGATTACCGGTTCCATCTGTCCACCCAGCTGGCGGGCCTGATGGCCAAGGTGGACACCGAGAACGCCGGATGCCCGTACGAGTCGCCCTCCAACAAGGCGCTCAAGATCGACGGCTGCTGTCTGGCGGACGGAACTGAGGTCAATCTGACCTGGGAACAGGTGCAGCTGATCGCTGGAAGCTATGGGATTGTGACCGCCCTCAACTTCATGAGTATGGGTTGGGTGGCAAAAGGCAACTATGTGGGCTGCTATCCCGCGAACACCGACGTCAAGGATTACTTCATCCCGGTTTCCCGGATGTTCGATTGGGTGGGCAACACCCTCATCCGGACCTTCTGGTCCAAGCTGGATAAGCCCATGACCCGGCGGCTGGTTGACAGCATCCTGGACACCTGCAACCTCTGGCTGGCAGGGCTGGTCAGTGCGGAACGCCTGCTTGGGGCGCGGGCGGAGATGCTCGCGGAGGAAAACCCGCTGCTGGATCTCATGGCGGGGATCCTGCGGATCCATATCTACAGCACGCCGCCCAGCCCGGCGCAGGAGATCGACTTCACGCTGGAATATGACCCGGACTATGTGCAGGCCGCACTATCCGAATAAGGAGGGACGGTAAATGAGTCAGCAGGCAGCAGCCTATATCAATCTGGAAGTCTATGAGGACAGTGTGAACCTGTTGGGGGTTGCCAAGGTACAGCTGCCCACCATCGCCTATCCGACCGTGTCCATCAGCGGCGCGGGGATGATGGGCAATATGAACGTGCCCCTGATCGGTATGGTGGACGCCATGAGCGCGACCATCAACTTCCTGACCGTGACGCAGGCCGCCGCGAGCCTTGCGGCCCCGAGACAGCATCTGCTCGACCTGCGGGTAGCGGAGGAGTTCTGGGAGGTCGAGAAGGCGGAATCGGGCATGTGGGCGGAAAAATACGTCATGCTGGTACAGACCAAGAGCATCGCGCCGGGGACGGTCGCGCCTATGTCGGCCGCGGATGTGTCCGGGGAGTTTGAGGTCTATTACTATGCCGCATACCGCAAGGGAAAACGGCTGTGGGAGATCGACAAACGCAACATGCGGTGTATCATTGGGGACGTTGACTATATGGCGGATGTGCGCCGGGCACTGGGCAAAGCGTAAAAAAACAGCCTCCCCCTTTCCGGGGAGGCTGTAAAGAGGCTATTGGACGCCGAGACGTTCTTTCAACGGGTAGAGAGCCGGTCATATCCCGAAATTTCAGCAATCAGGGCCTCCTGTAAAATTTTGGAGAAATTTAGCCCCATTGAAACGGCACGGTCATTGAGCCATGCGGGAATTGTCAGGGTCTTTTTCACGGCTTTAGTCACTTTATACTGGTTGATATCGCAGGAGACAAGAGACGTGAACCCGTCACTGGGATGATACGAGGAAATGTCGGAAGGGGCGGCAAGGCTCTTGCCTTGTTCCATTAAAGTGAGCAGGTAAGCGGAAAGAGATTCCTGCGCTGATTGCATGGTATCTTCAATGGAGCTTCCATAGGTATGGCACCCCTCCAGATCGGGAAATTCAACCCAATAGGCATCCTCTTCCTTGTGAAAGATGGCCGGATAGACAAATAACATATGAAAAACCTCCTATATGATTGTCAGGGAGCAGGGCTATTTCAGCCCTGACTCCTTGAGAATTTGATTGAGCAGGCCGGTGGGAACGTCCCTGCCATGTATGGGAAGCGATATAATTTTCCCCTCCTTTTGAAGAACGTGGTGGCTGCCGCTGATTCTGGCAAGCTGCCAGCCGTTTTTCTTCAAAAGCTTCAGCAGGTCTTTGTCTTTCATATTCTCGCCTCCTTATAAATACATTATAGCACGTATCGTACGTATAGTCAAGTAAATTTTTCAATTAGAGAAAGGGATTTTTGATATGGCAAATGAAACCAAACCGAAGTATCAGGATGCAATCGCCAGCGTACAAAAAGCGGTGGACCAGGCGGCGAGGGTGTCCAAAATCGCACAGGAGATGAAGGATGCCGGGATTAACTTCAAGACCTATAAGCACCCTCTTACAAAGCCGCTCAGTTATGAGGGGACGACCTTCGAGGTGCTCGAGTTTGACTGGACCATCCTCACCGGCCAGGACAGCCTTGCCATCGAGACCGAGCTGGCGAAAAAGCAGAAAACGCTGGTCAACGCGCTCTGGTCGGAGGATTATCTGGCGGGGATGGCCGTACGGGCGTGCACCTGGCGCGGGCAGGTTGGCCAGCGGATCAGTACCGGCATGCTGGAGGCGCTGCCCATCGCGGACTTTTTAAAAATTTGCAGCCAGGCGCGTTTTTTCTTAATCGCGTCGGGGGTGTCCTGAACCTCCGGCGGGAATGCCTGGTGCTGGCGCAGAACAACCACACAGATGTTTTCAGGTGGCTGGACTGCCCCCTGTGGGAGCTGGGGAAGTGGATCGAGGCGAATAACGCTGTAATAGCAGAGCGGAGGGAAACCGGCTGATGGCGGGCAGAAAGCTTAACGAGATTGATTTTATCCTGAATGCCCAGATGAACAGCGGCTTTCACGGCACGTTCACCAAGGCGCAGGCCGAGTTTGCAAAGCTGGGCGGCGAGATTGCGGAGCTGCACAAGGCCCAGTCCAATGTTGCGGCGTATCAGAAGCAGCAGGGCGCAATTGCCGCGACCGAGGACAAGCTGGTCAACCTGAAAAAGCAGCACGCGCTGCTGCAAACCGAGATTGACGAAACCACCGGTTCCACCGCATCCCTCAGCCGGGAAAAGCTCAAGCTGGAACAGCGGATCAAAAACGCCGAGGACGCCCTGACCCGGCAGAAACAGAAGCTGGGCACGACCGCTGAAGCGCTCAAAGGCGCGGAGATCAGTACAGATGATCTGGGGGAAGCGCAGACCAGGCTGTCCGCCCAGCTTGCGGAGCTGACCGCCCGACAGCAGGACGCCGCCCAAGGCGCGCTGACTTTCGGGGAAAAGACCACCCAGTCGTTTGAGGCGGTACAGAGCGCCATTGCGGCCGCCGGAATCGCCGCCGCGCTGCATGAGATCGGCGGCGCATATCTGGACTGCATCACCATTGCCGGAGATTTTCAGGCGTCGATGTCCACAGTGGAAGCGCTCTCCGGGGCGACCGCCGATGAGATGGAAGCCCTGACCGCCAAGGCAAAAGAGATGGGTGCGGCTACGAAATTCACCGCACAGGAAGCATCCGAAGCCATGCAGTATATGAGCATGGCCGGATGGGACGCCGCATCCATGACAGCCGGCCTTAATGGGGTCATGCAGCTGGCGGCGGCTTCGGGAGAAGAGCTCGGGACGGTGTCCGACATCGTGACCGACGCCCTGACCGCCTTCGGGATGACCGCGCAGGATACCAACCGGTTTGTGGACGTCCTGGCCGCGACTGCTACAAAATCGAATACCAATGTCTCGATGCTGGGGGAATCGTTCAAATACGCGGCCCCCTTGTGTGGGACGTTGGGGTATTCGGCGCAGGACGCGGCGGTGGCGCTGGGTCTCATGGCCAACAGCGGCATCAAGAGCAGTCAGGCGGGCACCACCCTGAAAACAGCGCTGGCCAACCTGTCCGCTCCAACCAAAAAGCAGGCCGGGGAGATGGAGCGGCTTGGCATCTCGATGACCAACGCGGACGGGACCATGAAGTCGTTGGCACAGCTGACCGACAGCCTGCGCTCCTCCTTCTCGGAACTGAGTGAGGCGGAGCAGACAGCGGCGGCAAGCACCATCTTTGGCAAGGAGGCTATGTCCGGGATGCTGGCGATCATCAACGCCAGCCAGGCGGACGTGGACAGCCTGACCCAGAGCATCTACGGCAGCGCCGGGGCCGCGCAGCGGATGGCTGAAATCAAGCTGGACAACATGAATGGACAGCTGGTCCTGATGAAGTCCGCATGGGACGCGCTGAAAACCTCGGTCGGGGAGCAGTTCACCCCGGCTATGCGAGATCTGTACAAGGTTGGGACCGACGTATTCACCGGGGTAGACCAGTTTGTGCAGGATTCTCCGGGCGTGGTGGGCGCGGTTACCGGCGTGGTCGGTTCGGTCGCTGCCCTGACCGCCGGGATAACCGCCTATACGGCTGTTACCAAGGTGGCTAAGGCGCTCGATCTTGCGGCGATGTTCACCGGCCCCGCAGGCATTATCCTCGGGGTAGGCGCTGCGGTCGGCGCTCTGGGCGGGGCGATCTACGGGATGTACCAGCGGGCGCATGAAGGCGTACCGGAGGTAGAGGAACTGACCCGGGCGGCGAGCGATCTGGGTGAGGCGGCACAGCAGGCGGGCCTTTCGATCGGGCTGGTTGCCACCGAAACACAGGCGGGCATCGACACCGCCAATCTGTATATTTCCCGGCTGAAGGAGATCGAAGCCGCGACGGGCGGCAACGTGGCCGGAAATGAGGATTACCGGAACACGCTGACCCTGCTGACACAGGTCATGCCCGAGCTGGCCGGTCAGATCGACCTGACCACCAACTCGATCGAGGGCGGCACCGCCGCACTGGAAGCGTCGATTGCGGCCATGCAGAAAAACGCGGAGGAGCAGGCCCGGACGGATAAGCTGACCGACCTGCTGTCCAAGCAGGCGGCGGCAGAGCAGGAGCTGGCCAAAAACAAGCTGGACAGGACCGCTGCGGAAATCCGGCTCGCGGAGATCGAGAAACAGCGGGAACCGCTGGAAGAGCGGCTGAAGGAGCTTTCGTGGGAAGCAAGCCGCAACGGGACAGACCTGACGGCGGAATATTATGAGCAGGCGGAACGCCTGAAAGAGCTGAAGCTCGAACAGAAACAGACTCAAAATACCCTGAAAAATCTGAATACCGCGATTGAGCAGGGGGAGACCGCAGCGCTGTCCGCACAGGATGCGCTCCGGGATTACAACGCTGTTCTGGCCGAGCAGGCCGGGGTGTCGCAGGAGGCGGCAGGCCAGATCAACCTCTTGACCGGCGTGATCGACAACACAGCCAGCCATGTGCAGCTGCTTGTGGACGCCTACAACGAATCCTATGCCGCGGCGCTGGAATCGGTAGAGGGACAGTATGCGGTCTGGGACAAAGCCGCCGCTGTATCCGCGACCAGCGCGGCCAACATGGCCTCCAACATCGAGGGACAGCGGCAGTACTGGGAGGATTACGCGGCCAACATGGACCTGCTCCTGGGCAAAACCGCAGAGGTCGAAGGGCTGGGAGCGATGCTGGCCAGCTTTGCGGACGGGAGCGCCGACAGTGTCAACGCGATTGCGGGGCTGGCAGATGCGGTCAATGCGGGCGATACCGATACATTGGCAGAGATGGCGGAGCAGTGGCAGGCGCTTCAGGATGCACAGTCGGAAGCCGCGCAGAGTATCGCGGACCTGCAAACCGGGTTCAGCAGCGAGATGGACGCAATCCAGAATCGTCTGACGGAGCAGATCTCCGCCATGGATCTGGGGGACGAAGCCCTCAAAAGCGGGCAGGCGACCATTCAGGGGTATCTGGACGCGGCGGAAGGGATGCTGCCGCAGGTGCGGGAAGCGTACGGGCGGCTGGGTTCCGCGGCCGCTGCCGCGCTTTCCGGCGGCGGGGGCAGCGTGTCGGTTACTCCGCAAAATGCCTACGCATCCGGCACCCAGAGCGCCGAACCTGGCTTTGCGCTGGTCGGCGAGGAGGGGCCGGAGCTGGTCTGGTTCAACGGTGGGGAAAAGGTCATGGATGCGGGACAGACCGCGTCCATGCGGGCACAGCCCGCCCTCTCCGCATTAGTCGCGCCGGTCACCGGCAGCGAGAGCGGTTCTCCGGTGAGCATCCAGATTTCCTTCAATATTCAGGGGAACGCGATGCCTGAAACAGTGGCGTCATTACAGGAATTCGGGGACGATTTTGCCCAGCGGGTGCAGGATGTGGTATCCGGCATGCTGGCGGATCGGGAAAGGCGGCGGATGGCATGAAAAGCTATATAACAACTCAGGGAGACATGTGGGACAGCATCGCGCAGGACCAGATGGGCAGCACCGATCATACCGGGCTGCTGATGCGCGCCAACATGAGGTATGCCCTGCTGGGGGCTTACATCTTTCCGGCGGGAGCAAGGCTTGTAATTCCGGATATCCCGCAGCGGGCAAGCGGCGGACTTCCGCCTTGGAAGCAGGTGAGCAGATGAGCAATCGGAATCTGGCCCGCCGGACGGTGGCGGAGATTGCCTTTGACGGGGTGGACATCACCAGGTCTATCCGACCGTATCTGCTGTCGGTCTCCTATACCGACAACGAGGAGGACGAGACCGATGATCTTCAGATTACCCTCCAGGACCGGGGACGGATATGGACCGAACAGTGGCTGATGGACGCGATCGAGGCGGCAGCGGCGGAAAAGCTGTCAATCGAAGCGGTGCTTCTGCGGGAGAACCAGCACAGCAACGGCAAGGACGTCCTGCTTCCCTTCGGGACGTTCGAACTGGACACGGTGGAGGCTTCCGGCCCGCCAAACAAAATCACCATCAAGGCGACCTCGCTGCCCTTCCACGCCGCAATCCGCCAGACAAAAAAGTCAAAGGCGTGGGAAGGGTACACTCTGTCCGGAATTGCCAATGAGATGGCCGCAAACAGCGGGATGATCTGTATGTACGAATCGTCTGTCAATCCGTATTATGCCCGGGTGGAGCAGATCAGGACAAGCGATATTGCCCTGCTGCGCAGGCTCTGCCATGAAGCGGGCATCTCCCTCAAGGCAACCAACAAGATTCTCGTGCTCTTCGATCAGGCGGAATATGAAGCCAAGAACGAGATTCTGACCATCCGGCGCGGGGACGGGTCCTATACCCGGTACCAGATCGGGACGGGTACGGCGGATACGCAGTATGCATCCTGCCGGGTGCGGTATGAGAACCCCGCAAAGGGCCAGTGCATCACCGGGATTGCCACTGATGACAAGGTCAAAAATGGGCAGCAGCTGGAGGTTGCCGCGCGGGTGGCCAGCCCGGGGGAGGCGAAAACGCTGGCGGAAAAGATGCTGCGGCTGCACAACAAGTTCGCCAAGACCGCCAGTTTCACGATGGTCGGCAATCCCGCGCTGGTGGCAGGCGTCACGATGCGGCTTCGGGGGTTCGGCGGCTGGGACTGCAAATATATCATCAGCCAGGCGGTACATACGGTGGACGGGTCAGGCTATACGACCAGAGTCCGGCTGCGGAGCGTATTGGAGGGATACTGATGGATGAGACAAACGTCCTGCAAAATCTGGTGCGGGTGGGCGTTGTTACGGCGGTGAATCCGGACAGCCGCACTGCCCGTGTGCTGTTTGAGAGCAGCGACGAGATGTGCTCCGAATGGCTGGCCGTACTCGACTCCCATCCGCATATCTCGGCTTATGATCCTGCACCCCAGCAGACCGAAATTGCGGGGCCAGCCGGTGCAGGAGCGGCGGAATTTGAAGCGCATGTGCATCCTGTCGTCGTTCTGCCGTGGCTGCCGAACGTGGGGGACAGGGTGGTCACGCTGTTCCTGCCGGTCGAGAACGCGCACGGCTTCGTATTGGGGGCGTATCAGCCATGGCAATGATCGGCTGTCTGGGGGACATCGCGTTTACCGTGTCGTCCTCAGTGGTGCGCACGCTGGACAACTTCCAGTGGTCGGGGTCTGCCCGGTATGCGGCCCACCAGCGGCATCTGGGCCGGGGGCTGTTGGAGTTTACCGGCGTGGACCCGGATAAGATCTCCTTCGACATGACTTTGTCTACCCAGCTGGGCGCGTCCCCCTCCCGGGAAATCTCCAAAATCGCCAAGTACGAGAGCAAGGGTCGAACCCTGCCGCTGACCATCGGCAGCAAGGCGTATGGGACCTACCGTTGGGTGATTACCGGCCACAGCGTCAAAGCAAAAACATTCGACCGGCGCGGGAATCTGTCGGTGGTTGTAGTATCTGTCAATTTACAAGAATATGTGAGGCGGTGAAAGATGAGTTATCTTGCGAGCGCGACCGATCTTCGGAACATCCGGTTTCAGGAGCGGGACACGCTGTCCTCGATCCTGCAAAATATCGCGGTGCTGCTGTCCACTCCCAGAGGGTCGGTGCCGCTCTACCGGGAGTTCGGGATTGCGGCCAGCATCCTGGACCGCCCGATCCCGGTTGCAAAGGTCATGATGATTTCAGACATCCGGGAAGCGGTCGAGGAGTGGGAACCCCGGGTCACCGTCCTGGATGTGGAGCTTGCGGAGGACCCGTCCGACCCGGGGAAGCTGATCCCAACTGTGGAGGTGGAGATAAACGATGAGCAGGAATCCGGAATATGAGTTTGTATCAATGGATGCGCAGGAAATCCTCTCGCGGGCAATCGCGGCATATGAGACGCTGACCGGCATGACCGTCCAACCGGCCAGCCCCGAAATGCTGTTCCTGCGCTGGCATACGGCGGTGATCCTACAGGAACGGGCGCTCAACAACTACACCGGCAATCAGAACATCCCGAGCCGGGCGGAGGGGGCAAATCTTGATGCGCTGGGGGAGCTGTTCCTGGAGCACGAACGGCCGGACGCAAAATCCGCCCGCTGTCGTGTGCGGTTTGAAATCTCCCAGGGTCAGCCGTTCCCGGTTCTGATTTCCAAAGGGACGCGGGTGTCAGATGCAGGCGGGGTACTGGTCTGGGAGACCGAGGAGGATGCCCTGATTCCGGTCGGGAAAACGTCCGTGGACGTTGAGGTGGCCTGCCAGACGCCGGGGACGGTAGGAAACGGGTATCTCCCCGGACAGATCGACACGATCGTAGACCTGTACAGCTACTGCACCGTCTGCCGCAATGTTACCGAATCGGAGGGCGGGACAGACGCCGCAACCGACGAGGAATACTACAACCTGCTGCGGCTGAGCCAGGACGGATGGAGCACCGCGGGCAGTACCGGGAGTTACACCTACCACGCCATGCAGGTGTCCACCGAGATCGCGGACGTGGTCCCGAATTCCCCGTCGCCAGGGGAGGTTTACCTCTATGTCCTGATGAAGGGCGGAAAACCGGCCGGGGAGGAAATCAAGAAGGCAGTATACGAGAGATGCAGCTCAGACAAGGTGCGTCCGTTCACCGACCATGTGCGGATGGGCGACCCGGAGATTGTCCCCTACGAGGTCGACCTGACCTGGTACAGCCATGCGGATTCTCCCGTCAGTTCCGCCGAGCTTCAAGGGTTGGTGGAACAGGCGGTACAGGACTATATTGACTGGCAAAGTGCAAAGCTCGGGCGGGACATCAACCCGTCCAAGCTTTATCAGCTGCTGATGCAGACCGGGATCAAGCGGGTGGACCTACGCGCCCCATCCTTTCAGCCGCTGCGGGATGGCCGGATGACGCTGGGAACACAGGAATACGAGATCACCATGACCGTCCCGCAGGTCGGGCAGGTGCAGCGGGTGTCCGTCCTGAACGGAGGCTGTGAGGATGAGTAGCCGGGGACTGACGCGGGAAAACCTGCTGGAAACCCTGCCGGTCGCCCTGCGGCTGGACAGGTCGGTCGTTGCGCTGGCCGACGCCATGGCCGGCATGCTGTCACAGCGGCCGGAGGAGATCGACCGGCTGCGAATCTATCCGGATGTATTCCGGCTGGATGAAAAGCTGCTCGATATCCTGGCATACGACTTCAAGGTGGACTGGTGGGACAGCGAATATTCCCTCGAGGAAAAGCGTCGGGTGCTGCGGGACAACTGGAACGTCCATCGGACGCTGGGGACGAAATACGCGGTGGAGACGGTTCTGGGGGACATCTTTCCCGGGGCTTGGGTGGAGGAATGGTTTGAATATGGCGGGTCCCCCTACTGTTTCCGGTTATTCCTGCCGGTGCAGGAGGGCGGCATTTCGGAGGACCGGCAGCGGCGGGTATTGAGCCGGATCTGGTACTACAAAAATCTGCGTTCCCACTTGGAGGGAATCTCCCTGGAAGGGGAGGTATCCGGTACAAACCGGACCGGGGCGTATATCACCGCGGCGCATACGGTGGAGGTCTGGCCGGAGCAGCCGGTATCGGTCGGGCTGGCCGAGGCCGGAAATAATCAGATCGGGGTTGCGGCGGTGGTGGCGCAGACCGTAGAGGTCTGGCCCGCCCTGGCCGAACGGGCGGAGCTGGCCGTCGGGGCTGGAAGTGACGGGTTTGTCTCTGTGCAGCAGACGGTAGAACTATACCCCGAGGAAAGGATGGATGCGAAATGGCGGACATAGACGGGAATGTGGTCATTACGACCGATGAGCGGAAATATAAAACAATGGTCACCGATCTGGGGAACCAAAAGCTCGCCGGTTATACGCTGGACGGACCGAAAATCAACATCACCACAGCGGTGGTTGGGGATGGCGGCGGAAGCTATTACATCCCCACACCCGACATGACCGAAATCAAAAACGAGGTGTGGCGCGGGGAGATCGCCGAAAAGAAGGTCAACGCCGTGTCACCGAACATGGTGGACGTTAAGATCGTACTGGATGGGACGGTGGGCGGATTTACCGTCCGGGAGGTCGGGTTGTTGGATGATTCGGGGAACCTGATTGTGGTCAGCAACTTCCCGGATACCGCCAAGGCCCTGATCCTGGACGGGATCGCGTCCAAGCTGACCCTCTGGCTGCATGTGCTGTTTACGAATGTGGATGCAGTGCAGTTTGTCGTGGACGCGTCGGTGGACAATATGACCCGCGAAGAACTGGAAGCGGAACTGAAGCAGGTGATCCGGGAGCACAACCGGGCGGATCATCCGGAAACCGAGCTGGTCGTCCTGGATCACCAGTTGGGAACCTATCCGCAGGTGCTGGCGTTTGCCTTCCAGTATGGCGCGGGCATGGGCGAAGCGGGCAGCGGCCCAGCAGGCGGGACCAGCCTCATGCAACTGCCGGCAAAGGCGGAATGTCTCGACAAAAACAGGCTGGCCGTCTACACCACAAAGGATGCGGCAAGGCCGGGAACCAACAAGGAGTTGCGGCAGCTCAGCCATACCGAATATGTGGTCCTGTATCAGGGCAACGAAATCGACGCCGTATATCTCCGGCTGCTGTGTGGTGAAGGGGGCGGCACCCTCGTTACGCCCACAGATGGGATTGCAGTCAAAAATATGGTATTCAGCGCAGACCCGCCCGGGGATACCTCTGTAATCTGGGGCGCGCTGTAAAGTTTAAAGCAGGAGGAATGAAAGTATGGCGCAGAACTACACGCAGAGAGTATTTGTGAACGGAAAATGGGAGGACCGTTATCCCAAAACGGTAGCGGCACAGGTC